GGATGAGTGAGCCGGCGTTGAGTGCGCGGGCGAGGTGTCCGAGGCGTGTTGCCTCGTCAATCGTGAGCGTGCCGATGGCATCGCCGAGGTCGTGTCCTGGTTGCACCTCTTCGCCGATGGCGAGTGAGATCAACGCTCGAGCAAGGTCGTCGTCGGTGTGATCGGCGAACGCAATGAGCGAGCCAGTGATGACGAAGCGACGCTGGGTTTTCTTGCCGCCGGGGCCGGTCATGTTGACGGAACGATTCGCAGCGCGCGCTGCATCCATCATCGCTCCGAGCCAGATGCGCCCTTCGACGGTGAGCTTGCGTGCGTGTCGATTGACGATTTGAGTCTCCAGCGTGCCGACTTCGGCACCTTCGTCGGGTGCACCACGTCGCTGTGGTGCAGCCTCGCGACGCTCAACAAGCACTTCGCCTGGCTTCGGATCGGGAAACGCTGCGCCGACCTGTGTCTCAATCATTGACACTGCCTGCTCGATTGGATCGGCGAGGTGGTTGGCGATTGGCTTGCCACTGCCGAGCGTGGGCACGCCTTCGGGCCATGAGTTGCGAATGAGATCTGAGTGGCCAGCGTCGATGAGTGGCTTGAGGCGGCTGATCATCCATGCCCGCCATGCGTCGTCGACGTTGCCGTCAGCAGCGCTAAGGATCTTCTCGGCTGCTGCGATCTGATTGGTGCGTGTCACCACGTCGAGCTCGACGGTGATCGGCGAAAGCACCTTTGCTTTGCGCATCTGTCGCACAGCGATGGCGAGCTCGAGGGCTTCAGCACCCGTAGCGAGGTCTAGCCAGTGGAGATCGCAGACGCCGCTGCCTGGCTGCACATGAATGATGACGCCGTAGAGCTTTGACACTTCAGGCATTGGCTCTCGAGTGTCTTCGCTGCCATCGGCTGCTGCGCCCTGGTTGTAGAGAGCGTCCGCTTGGGCATAGATAGAGAGTTGGATTGAGAAGGCCAAGGCTCCGAGTAGCGATGAGCCGGTCTTGTAATCAGCGACGAAGCGCTGACCGGTTTCGTCTTCGACAAGCAGATCGAACGTGCCGGCGATCTGGTGACGATCATGCACGATCATGCGTTCTGAGTAGCCGTCCACAACGCGCAAGCGGGCGGACGCCAACGCATTGTGGACGGCTTGAATGTCGCCGCCATAGGGGTCTGGCGCGACAAAGGTTGGATCAATGAACGATCGCTCGAGCATTCCGTGCACAGCAGTTCCGAGGTCACGACGTACCGTCGCTCCCCCTTGCTCGGCTGCTCGTTCGCAGATCCCGTCGAGGGCTTTCTTGTCGGTGTCGGGAGTTGTCGACACCAGAGCGACAAGGTCGGGACGTTGTGCAAGACCGATCGCAACCATGCGCTTGCCCCAGCCGAGCAGACCGCCAGAGTCTTCGATGCCTTTGGCGATCGTCGTCGCCCGGGTGTACCCGATCGCCTTCGCACCGCCTTCGGGCAGCACTAGGTAGCGCCCCCAGCGGTCACGCCGAACAGGTTGCTGCACTAGATCGTCGATGATGCTCGTGAGTTGTTTCATGTAGCTCATCCCCTTATGGCTTGGCGATTAGTTGACGTTCAGGTCTGGACATTCCGCCCCAGATACCCCACTGCTCGTCGTTGTTGATTGCGAAGGCGAGACACTGCTCAGCGACTTCGCAGCGATCACAGATCCGCAAGGCACGGTTCTTGCCAAGTTCGTTGGTGCGGAATGGAAAGAACATCTCGGCCGGTAAGCCACGACAGGCGGCGAGGTTCTGCCAGGGTGTTTTCATGTCGGGCCACAAGAACGCTGAAAGGCAACCTCTGCATCAAGTTCGGCGACGAGTCGCTCAAAGCGGGCAATCACTCGACGACAGACCTCAAGAGTTCCAATGGCGTCGCTCAACACTTCGCGGTCGATGTCGACAGAGAGAAACTCCTCGAGCAAGCGCGCTTTCATGCGGTCGATCTCGTGTTCGTTCATTTGTCTCCGATCATTGACATGAGCGTCATAAAGGCTTTGCCCGACATGACGACATAGGCGTTGGCGGGGTTTGCTTTACCTCGTCGTTTGAGCCACACGATCCCGAAGCGTCGACCAGCGTTGGTTGCTTGCTCTTCTGCTCGATCGACCCAGCCACCCAACTGGCCTGCGTAGGACGAATAGTTTTTGGCGTCAATGCTTGGCCATTCGATGATCGGAATGAACAAGTCGCCGCGATCGTTTGTTGCGCCGGCGGGGATGCGTGTCGCTTCGATGCGATGCACTGCCAGGAAGTCGACAAGCGCGCGTTCCCAGCCTGAGCCCTTGGTCTTTTGAGGGTTGCTCACAGCACGCCGCCACTGATGGCCCATGCCCACACGACCATGATCGCGACGAACGCGCAGATCGCAGCGAAGGCGAGCCAGTCGAACTTCATCGCTTTACCGGCCAAGCGAAGATGGCAAGAGCTGCGAGTGCGGTGAGGATTGTCCAGCCGATGATCGGTGCCAGCGCGTCAGAGCGTGCAAGCATTTCGACAGGCTTAGGAAGTAACGCCACTGCAAGGATGGCCAGCGTCACCTGCAACGTCGGCTTGACGTTCACTCGAGTGCGACGGTGGTAGACGGTGTGCTTCACGCTGCACCGTCCGGTGTCGATGTTGACCAGGCGAACGCTGGATGCGCGAGCTGTGCGCAGCGGTGGCGTTGGATCTCATTGAGACGTTGCTCAGCAGTGCCGAAGGCTGCGACGAGTCCACACGATGGGCAGCGGACGATAGTCATGCCGCACGCTCTGGCGTGGTGGTGTGGCGGCCGATCCACTTATCAATCGCAACGATGTCGAAGCGAAGCCGACGATCGATGCGCGTGACGGGGATGCGGTTCTGCTTGACCAGCTCGTAGACAGTGTCCTTGCTGAGACCGGTGTATTCGACCAGCCAAGGAAGGTCACGAAGTCGTCCGAGTTGGCCCGATTCGGTGGTGAGTGGCTCCATGCCGCTGCACCGTACTGCTCACCTATTTAGGATGTCAAGCATTTAGATTCTGAAATAATTTAGGGCGGCAGGTTGTCTTTCTATTTGCAACTGATTATGGTGCTAACTAGGGCAAGCCAGTAGGGGCCAAGCCGGTCACGCTTGCTCTATATTCAGGGCAGCACTATGGCACGACAGACGAACACCACCGACGAGCAACGCAAAGCATTCTCGGTCGCGCTCAAGGCAGCGATGGCAGCTGCGGGCGTCGAGTCTGCAGCGCAACTTCACAGGCGCGCGCTTGTGGCTGGCATTGATAAGACCTCTAGCGCTGTCGGTCACTGGACGACCGGCTACTCAGAGCCTGCTCGACCCGAGGTTCTGATCCTTGAGCAGATTTGCGGAGTTGAGCCAGGGCATCTCTCACGCCACCTGGGCTGGGTCCCCGTCGGCATCAGTGAAGACACCACGATTGAGCAGCTGATCTTGGCCGATCGGGATCTCACCGACGCCAACAAGGCCACGCTGCTCGGACTCATTGAGATGCTGCGGCGCTCGTAGTAAGCCGCCGACAATTCGCAGCTGCTCAACTACTGCGCTGCACAGTGCTGGATCATCGCCAGCGACGTGAGCAGCACACACGAAAGCCGTGAACCATTGGCTTTTTGTGTAGTCGTCACTCATGACGGCGACCATACCGTCAGCCTCTGACAGACCATTGCGGGGGGGGGTGGTGATTTGTCTATTCATCTCGACCCGCCTGAGATCTCTTGTCCTGACATCGCTGCTGCGACTCCGGCAACCTAACCGTGACAAATGTCACGCGCAACTAGTTCTCAGGGTTACGCAAGTTGTCAAGGTCGCCAGCCAGTTCGGCATCCATGCCAGCCATGAGGTGGCCGTAGCGATCCATCGTGATGGCGATCGACGCGTGACCAAGCCGCTGCTGGATTGCCTTCGGATGAGCGCCAGCATTGATAGCGAGCGCCACCGAGGTGTGGCGTAGGTCGTGAAAGCGAGGCATGTTGACGAACGCCGGCTTGTGGTTTCTGATGACCTGCTCCCCCATGCCAGCGGCGTAGCAGGCTGGGTACCAGATGTTGCGCCGGAAACTCTGAGCGATCGGGTTGCCGAACGTGGAGGTGAAGACAAGCGAGGATGGTCTCGGGCCGGTGAACTCGGCGAGGTGAGCCTCAAGTTCGGCTGCGACCGAAGCCGGCAGCACGATCGTGCGCCTGCCAGCCGCCGTCTTCGGGTCTTCTCGGTGCCATTCCTTGTCCAGTTTCATCAGCTGACCGGCGACGGTTATGCGCGCGCCTTTCACATCCATTCGCCGAAGCCCAATTAACTCAGACCAGCGCAGACCGCCATAGGCGGCCACTAAGACGAGGCACTTGTATCGCTCAGGAATGGCAGCGGCAATGCCTTCAATCTGCTCAACGGTAAAGGTCTCCATGTCTCGTCGAGGTACTCGAGGCGCTTTGACTTTGTCGACAATGTTCGTCGCTGCGATGCCCTGGTCGACTGCCCAATTGAGCATCGTCGCCAGGGTGCGATGGTGACGACGAACGCTTGAGGGTGCGAGGCGTTTCAGTTCCTGAGCGAGCCATCGCTGAACAGCCGCCGGCGTCAGAGCTGAAACTTTGATGTCGCCAAAGGTCGGCAAGATGTATCGGTTGAGATCTCGTTTGTAAGTCCAGTGAGTGCCAGGCGAGAGATGGATCGATGCGTCGATCCACAGTTCAGCCAATTCAGACACTCTGACCGAGCCGTCGTAGGCGGTCCTGAGTCCACGCTTGATGTCTGTCGTTATTGAGGCGAGGTGGGCAGTTGCCTCTTTCTTGGTGTCGAAAGACTTGGCTCGCTGAGCCCCGTTCTCGTCTCGCCAGCGTGCTCTCCACTTGTCTCGATGGTTATCAATCGCCATGTCGCACCCTTTTAGATCCCTAGCGGTACACATTACGGTACACATTCTCGGCCTAATGTGTACCGATTCGGGCCTGTTCGGGCCTTCGCCGAGAATTGTGGACACGATGCGAAACTGTCCACAAAACCAATAAAAACCCCACATTTCTGCGGGGTTTTGCTTGTGCCCGGAGTGGGATTTGAACCCACAAGAAGTTGCCTTCCGGGGGGTTTAAGCGTCCCATGCAGTTGCAAGGGGTGTATGGCATCGCGGGCCACTGGTACACATAGCGGTACACATCGCGCGATTGCCCCCTGTGTGGCTCTGTGTGCCCCTGTCAGATTAGTTGCTGGTGCTTACCCCATAACGCAGAAGATCCCCCGCCATGGCCTATTGGCACTAGCGGGGGATCTTCGCAGACCGGCTCAGTTTGTGTGATGCGGGCTCAGGCCATGAAGGTCTGATCGCTTCAATCGCAGGAGCAGGGGCCTGCGTGATCGAGCCGGGGAACTTGGTCAGGCAATCTCTGAGCCAGGAGGAATGGTTGCGTTACTCGGGGCAGCGATGATCGAGGGCGTGCCCTTGTCGGCGATGCCGGCAGAAGCGATCGAGCTGAGCAGCGACAGCACGCCAGCGGTGGCGGCAGTGCCAGCGATGGCTTGCCAATCGGCGGTGAACCAATCGAAGGTGGTGGCAGCCAGTACGGCGATGAGCGCCTGGGCGACTGTCTTGACTGCGCGTTCGGCTGCTGACTTCCAGAATGAAGTGGTGAACATGGTTATGGCTCCTGTGTTGAGGTTGAGAGAACGGTGAAGGGTTCGCAGACTGAGGTGGAATGAAGAGCTGCTGAGTAGAGCGCCATCTGGACTCGAGCCTTGGGGTCTCCTGAGGTCGATGCCAGTGAGCCGAGGGCGAAGTGATCGCCACAACCAATCGCCTCATAGCCGAGCGCTGAGCGGCCGACGTGGTAGTCCTCGTCGATGCAGTAGAGCGAGCCGCGATAGCCGACGAGGAACACTCCCCCGGCATCTTCGCTGTCTGAGGTCTTGGCGAAGCCGCCCTGGTGGAAGGTCTTGCGGCAGGCATCGATGAACACGGTGCACAGGTGCGTCATGTCGTCGTCGACGATCTGCTTCGGCACCTTCAGTCGGTACTGGAGCAGCTGGCCCATGCGGAACGAGTCGCAGAAGCCGATCAGATACTCGCCGTTGGTGAATACCTTGGGCTCGGTGTACCTGGTGAGTCGTGTGTCTTCGACAGCAGCGGCGTCGCCGCCGATTGTGACGATGCCGTCATGCTCAAGGCCGACGATGCAGGTCATGGCTCACGCTTCCAGAGGTAGGCGTTGCGAAGGTGCACGACGAGCCACACGCAAGCGAGCACGGTAAAGGCTGGTCGAGACTCGGGGCCGAGGATTGAGTAGGCGAGAAAGGGCAGACCGGTGAGCGATGCGGTCAGAGTCCAGCCCCACCAGATACGTCGCTCGATGACGAGCGCGTAGACGGCGAGGCCAGCCAGATCGCAGGCGAGAATCAGCCAGGTCCATGTCTGCTCACTCATCCTCGAGCTCGTCAAAGAACTCAGCGAGCGAGTCGTCCATAGCCTCGTCGGTGGCGTCAGCCCATACGGCATAGAGGCAGTCTGCGTAGCCGGCGAGGTCGACGATTGAGTCACGCACCATGTCGGCGGTGAAGCCTTGCTCGAGGGCGTTGCCGATGCGTGAGAGCTTGACGCTCAGCATGAAGGCCACAGCCTCAGGCACGGTGAGCGTGACGCCAGTAATGGCTTCAAAGATCTCAGCGGTGCGGGAGTAGTCCACGCTTGGGTGGTCATACAGTGCGCCACGCTGACCATGCACAAGGGCGTTTGCTTCAGCGGTGACAGAGTCCCACATCGGGTTCGGCGTTTCCACGGTTGCCTCCTGCGGGCGTTAGTGAATTGTCTGTGTGAACTTGGCGAGACTGACGCCTTCGTAGCGGCGACACAGATAGTCGAGGCTCACGAACATGGGGTCATAGCTGCCGTCTTCGACCTGGTGCTTGACGATCACGCCACGCCAGTGAGCGTTGCCCTGCGGGCCTTTGTAGTCCTCGTCGTGTAGGTAGCAAGCGCCGGCGATGAGGCCATGCTGACTGCCGCCAGCGACGAAGCGAATGGCGTAGTCAAGAGTTTGTTGGTGGCCCATCGTGAAGGTGTGGCCGATCTGCTTGAGTCGACCTGCCGCTGCGCCGCCCAATGGGCGGCCACTCATCGGCTGGACATAGACATGGCAGTAGCCGACACCATCGATGAAGACAGGGCGTAGGTATTCGTGAACTGTCCAGCCGTGCGACTCATAGTTGAGATCGTCGGTGGAGATGAGGCCGTGCAGTTTCGGGTCGTCATTGTTTGCCCGATTGATTCGGTCCTCATGGTTGCCGAGCGTGAGGTGCAGCTCGGGCTTGTAGAGCTTGTCTTTCATTCTGCGCTGGTGATCGTTGTAGCGCTCGAGGGGTGCGCATAGAAGGTCGAAGGCTTCGTTGGCCGCTTCGATGTCGTCGGTGTATCGGCGACCCTCAAAGGATCGCTTGCCGATGTCGTAACTGCTCAGGCTTGGCATGTCGGCGTGATCGCCAAGATGCACCACCACGTCGGGCTTGCGCTCGATGATGTAGGCACCGATCCACTCGAGGTGAACTGTCGGCACTCCTGGCTTCGCCTGAGTGTCGGGGATCACCAAGTGTGTGCGCGTTGAATCAGACATGCAGTCACCCGTCTGTCGAGGGATAGAACTACCAGCGACGCTTGCGTTGATGATGCACAACCTCGTGGCGTTGCAGGTTGTCGGCAACGTCTTCGACCTTGTGGTCGATTTCTCTGACGGTGCTCATCACTTCGTCGAAGCGTTCGCTGCTCGAGCGAAGATTGTGATCGTGCTGGTCGCGGTTCTCGGTGCGCAGTTTCAACACCACAACGATCAACGTGGTGATGGAACCAAGCACAAGAGAGATGCCGGTGAGGATGGCAATCCATTCGGCAGCGCCGAAGCCGGGACTGTCGCTAATGGCCGTCGAGGCTTGGGCGAGCATGGCGTTATGCGGCGTTAGGGATCATGGCGAGGTCGGCTGGGTTCATAACCCAGACCGGCTGGCCGGCGATGATGTCAACTTTCGCTCCCGCTGGTGGCTTGAGGATCTTGCCGCCGAACGAGTTGAGAATGTAGACAGCCGAACGCAGGCGGTCTTCGCTGGTGAGGTGCCAGCGGAAGCCGAGACCAGGAGCGACAAGGAACACCTCGGGGTGGCCTTCGGCTCGAGCAAGGAAGCGGTCGGTCATGTCGTCATCTCCGATGATGTGGTTCGGGATAGGTGGTGGAGTTGGTGTTGAGTATTCGGGGAAGGCAACTTCAGCAATGCCGCCACCATTGAAGGGATGCCACAGTCGCTGGACTCGTGAGCCGTTGACGTTGCCGTTCAGAGCGGTGACGCCGTTGGCGTCGACGCTCTCCACCATTGCGATGTGGTCGTAGCCACCTGGTGTGGAGTTCCACTCAAAGGCGATGAGCGAGCCGGGAGTTGCTGAGCGCGCGTCGTAAGAGGTGCGGCCTTGGGCTCGGTAGTAATCGAAGTGCGCCGACACCCATGCGAAGTGAGTCGGGATGCCAGCGGCGGTGAGGCAGTAGCTCTGGAAGATGTCGCACCAGGCAGTGCCATAGGGCGCTGGGTACCAGTCCCAGAAACGATTGCCACCTTCGCCGAGGAAGCTGCGCTCAATGTTGAGAACTTCGTCGACGGTGGTCATCAGGACGGTGCGCCGGCGGGGCCGATGTCTTCGATGAGCATGGTGGCAGGGTTCACAGCAGAAGCCTGCATGGTGAGTGTTCCGCCAGGACCAGATTGGCGATAGGCCTGCATGATTACGGACATGGAACCACCAGTGGTTCTTGTGAATGGCTTGACAAGGTCCAGACTTCTCAGCGACGCCGAGGTTGCAGTCAGGTCGCCAGATAACGCGTAGCCCACATTTGATCCATCAATGAGTGCGAGGAGTGCGGCCGTATCTCCAGCTTGTGTTGAGTAGAAGTTGGTGTGAATGCTGAGTCGATACATGCGATTGGCGGCTGTGTTGAAAGTCATCGTCATGTTTGTCAGAGACACGCCAGTGGCACCGATGGACCCTTGAGTCGATGTGACGTCGACGTAGCCAAGATTCGATGTGCCACCAGCGGTGGTGGTGATGATTCCCCACGGCATGTTCCACGGCTTACGCCACTGGCCGGCTGAGTTGTAGAACTCAATGCCCTCAGTTTTGTCGTAAGTGGTGAGCGATGACACCATGCCGGCGACGGGAGAAGTGATCGCTGCGGTTCGGGCGGCAGAAGTCACAAACGGCGAAACGACTTGATCGCGCACACTGGCGTTTGCCCATGAGCTTGTGATGTTGGTGCCGCTAACGAGTGTTGTGTATGCCATGAGTCAGAGTCCTTACGCCGGTGCGCCGGATGGGCCGATGTCTTCAACAATGAGTTGGAATGGGTTAGTCGAAGCAGCGTTTGTTTGAACAGTGCTTGCGTCATTTCTGCCAATTTCCAGCAGATAGGTGCGCGCTCCGGCAGTGGTTGTTTCGTAAAATGAAAGTCCTGTTGCCATCCCGACGCCAGCAGTAGGAGACACTGATGTGCAACTAGACACAGTCGTTGAGCCGTTGACTAGGAAGGTTTCGATGCGGGTGTTGGCGAGAGTGGAAGACATCTTCGGAGTGAGAACGGTGACACGCAGCAGTCGGTTGGCGACATAAGTAACAGAGCCGGTAGTCATACCTGTTGCAGCAATGCGTGTTGTGATGCTGAGCTGCGAGGTCGTTGTTTGAACATACGACATCACTCCCCACGGTGCGTTCCAGCCTGGTCCTTTTCGCCAGCCACCAGTGGCACCGTGATAAACGTACAAACCCTCATTGGCGTCATTGCTAGCGATGAAACAGACCATGCCTTCGACCGGGACGGTGATGTTGGCGTCGCGAGTCGTAGTGCTGGCGAAAGTGGTGATGACCTGGTCGCGCACGTTGGCGTTCGCCCATGAGGCGGTGGCGTAGGTACCGGCGACGACTGTTGTGTAAGGCATCAGATCTCCTCTGCGGGGATTGGGTCGTCGGCAAGTTGGATGACGCCGAGGTAGTCACACTCGATGCCCATGATCCTGAACGCTTTGTAGATGGAACTGGCAACCATTTCGCCGGTGACTGAGGCATCGTTGATTGATGGCTCCCAGCCTGCGTTGAGATACTGCGAAGCGTCGATTGGATTAGTGCCGAACTGAGCGCACCAACGAAACCCAGCAGGGATCGTTGGATGCTTCTCTGTGTCGATTGGGTGAACGATGACGGCAACTACCATGACCAGACTCCTGTGTCCCATAGAAACTCATCCCATGGCACAGTCATCTCGTGCAGCACCGTCGCCGATGTGAACTCATAACCTGTTGACCAGTTGTCTGGGGTGATGTTGTGATTGATTCCTTGCAGCAGGCAGTAGCGCTCAAGGGTGGTTGGCAGTGCGGTGCCAAGGCGCTTATCCATGACGACCTTGCAACCTGCGCGCAAAGAGTTACCCAACAGAAGATCCCACTGAGTCAACGGTGTTGAGATCGTGACATCGGTTTCTGCTCGAGGCAGGACCGTCACCGATTCGACACGCATCTCGGTGCCCTTGTGAAAGGCAAGATCTCTTTCTGCCAACGTCATCACGTCGGCACCAGAGGTGCAGAGCAGATCGGAGCGAGACACTTGGCGATCGCCATAAAGAGATCGTGAGACTTCGTCGGCGACAGTTTGCGTTGCTCCACCGACAGCGGCGTAGGAATAGATGTTCTTCGTAAGCGAGCCGTCGTATGAGTAGGCGATGTCTGAGTAGCCGAACTGAGCAGCATCGCTGGTTGAGTCTTTCGCAGTCGTGAAGACGATGGCGTCAAACGTATTTGCGGCGCGATTTCGTAGGGCATTGATGCCGTCGAAGTAGCAGGCACCGTCAGGGCCGAACCAGATAGCGCCGCCCTGAGAGTCAGCGACAAGTTGCAGCTCATCCATAGCGTTACCCTCAAGCGTTGTCGCCTGGAGAGCGTTCGTGCCTGTTGAGAGGTACTGCTCGCCAGTGAAACCAACAGAAGACAAGATGCGCTGAATGCGCGACGAAGCGTTCTCGCCTGAGCCGGTGGCTGTTGTAGCGACTCGGGTGTAGTCGCCCATGCGGCCTTCGACGCCCACCAGTGAAACCTCGACAGTGGCGTTGCCGCCCATGTCGGGGTATTGCTCGTTCCATTCCTGGACATAGCCAGTGAAGAGCGTGAAGGTCTGAGAGCTTGTGGCAGCTCGGATTCGTGCAGGGCGCAACGGGCCGATGCCTGAGTAAGCACCGACGCGATAAGGCGAGGAAGTGTTCAGCGGCGAGAAGCGGCCGTCAGTGTTGCTCAGCGAGATCGTCGCGCTCGAAGTGTTGTATTTGTTTGTGTCTCGGCTGAAAGCATGACCGGTAGAAACACCAAGCACCCATTCGGTGACATCGGTGTAGACCGGCGTATTCGATGACCAGATTGCAGCGCTGGCATCCCACGTCGCCGAATCCCACAGCGTGCGCAGTGTCGGAGCGTTAGAGGTGCCGACCTCACCAATGGCTTCGGAGAAGTCGATTTCGACATAGAGCGTGACTTGTGAGCCTGAGGCGTTTGCCCATCCTGTGACGCCCATCAGTTTCTCCAGGAGGTGCCGTTGGTCTTTTCGTAGCGCTTGATTGCGTTGACGACATCGGAGCCGTTAGAGCCAGGGGGCATGTTGATCGTGACGTTGATTGCGCCACCACCGCCGAGACCGTTGCCGCTGAACAATGCTTTCTGCTGTTGCGGATTCAGGATCATTTCATTGTCATGCAGGACAGCGAGACCAGAGCCGCCGCCGATGCCGGTGTTAAAGATGCCTCCCTCGGCGAAGGTTGGGAGTTGTGGCGCTGAGATCTTGTTGCCGCCGATGATTGGCACCCAGCCAGGGACAGACCAAGACAACTTGCCGACGGTGTTGTTCCATGCGTCCGAGATGAAGTTGAAGGCAGTCTTGAAAGGGCCGCTGATTGCGTCGGCAATGTTCGTAAAGACGCCGCTGATGATGTCCTTGGCGGTCTGGAAGAATCCCCAGACAGTGGCGATGCCGTTCTTGACGCTTTCAAACACTGTCGAAATTACGCCCCATGCCGTGCTGATCTTTGACGAGACGTTGTCCCATACCTCTCGAACTATCTCCCACAGTTTCTGATACCAGGGGATGAGATAGTTGACGATGTAGCCGTAGATCGCATCCCAGATCGGCTTGATGATGTTGTTCCAGACTTTGCTGATCTTCTCGCTGATCCACGTCCACACGTTCTGAAAAACATCCCAGAGAAAGTTGACGTAAGGGATCAAGATGTTGGTGATGTAAAAAGAGATCGCATCCCAGATCGGCTTGATGATGCCCCAAACAAAGCTAGTGACGGCTTGAATCTTTGACCAGACGTTTTCCCAGTTGGCCTGCAGCCACTTGATCGTCGCGATGAGCAGGACGATCGGCACAATGATGACGCTGCCGAGGATTGCGATGATCGCTGCGTAGGCTTTGTGATCCATAACCCACTGCCAGACCTGGTCCCAGTTGTTCCAGAGATACAGGGCCGCAGCCACCATCGCTGCAATGGCGACGCCGATGGCGATGAATGGTGCAGCTGCAGCAACAGTCGCAGCGATAGCGGCGAGCATCGAGACTGTGTAGGCGGTGAGGACGATGATCATGATGCCGCCGAGCACGCCGGCGACGATGACCATCATGTCTTTGTGTTCTTTCATGAACTTCGTGAGCTCGTCGACCTTCGGGCCGAGCTCGTCCATGACCTGCCCGATCTTGTTAAAGACTCGAGTAGCGATTGGTTCGATGGCCAAGAACACACGGTTCTTGAGGAGTGTGAGTTTCTCGGCAAAGTCTTGAGTGTCTGCACTTGCGCCGAGGATGGTTTCTCCGCCGCCTGCGATGGCTGCGGTCATGTCCTCGAAAGAGAGTTTGCCTTCACGAATGAGTGCGGCGAGTTTCGGGCCAGCCTTTGCGCCGAACACGTCGAGTGCAATGCCTGCGCCAGCAACGTCGCTAGGTGCGCCCTTGATTGCGTTGAAGGTTTCGCTGAATACTGCCGAAGCGTCTTTGCCGTTCTTTGCTGCAACGGCGAGGGACTTGCTGAGTGCGGGCATCACGTCGCCAGCGTCGACGCCAGCCTTGGCAAGTGTCGCCAGGAAGCCTGCGGACTGGTCGAAGGAGAGACCAACTTCACGCAGAACAACGCCGGCTCCACTCATGGTGCCGGCGAGTTCCGCGACTGACACGCCAGAGGCTTGCGAGGCACGGAACAGGAGATCAAGTTTGCCCGATTGGTCAGCAGCACCGACGCCGAAGTTGTTGAACACGTCGGTCACTGCTGTGAGGTTGCCGCCTAGATCGGTGCTAGTCATGCGTGACAGCTCGAGCACCTGGCTAGAGAGTGTCTGCAATGGTGCGCCGGTGAGGCCGAGTTTCTGTGAGAACACGGTGATGGCTTTGCCAGCATCGCCGAACGATGCAGGCACTGTGCCGGCGACCGCTTTCATGTCGGCCTGCAGTGCCTCAAGCGCTGGACCGGTTGCGCCGGTGCCGATGCGAATGTTGTCGAAGGCTTCGTCGAATGACGACCCGATCTCGAACAGTCCGGCAGCGACTGCGCCAGCACCGATGAGGATGCCAGCGCCGGCGACCTTTGCTGCGCCTGAGAGTTTTGTTGAGATGCTCGAGGTCGACTTCGCCAGCTTGTCTAGTTCTGACTGCGCCCGGTTGAGGCCCTTCGCATCGAACTGAGAGATGACATTCAGATTGACAGCCATAGCGTCCTCAGTCCTGCGTTAGTCGAGCTTGCGTTGCAGCTCGTTCTCAAACTTGTTGATCGTCTCGAGCACTGATCGAGTGATCGCTTGCTCGCCGCCCTTCGCATCCCATGCACGCCAGATGAGGCGAGATGGTCGACCACCACGAAGCGTGATGGCGTTGATGAAACTGATGCCAGCAGTGCCGCTGCCCTTAGACTTTTTGCCGGCGAGTTCATACACTGCGCCGGCGGCTGACTTGTTCTGAATGCGCCAGGCGGCCGAGGTTGCAGAGCCTTTGCTTCGACTTCCGCCTTGGCGGACGACGATGCCTTTGAGAACCTCAGACTGATCCCAGCCGAGTCGACTACTCCACACGCCCTTGCCGCCGCTCTTCCAGTTGCGCATGGCAACAGAGGGGACGTAGGACTTGGCAAGCGCTGAGACTGGAGTGATGAAACTCTTTATCTCTTTGTCCATTGCTTTGCGAAGATCAGCGTCGGCGAGTTTCAGTTTCTTTTTAAAATCGTTGTAGCCATTCAAGACAACAGTGGTTTCAAGTCCACCGCTCTCGATTTCGGTGGCCATGCCCTTGACCTTCTTGGCCATGACTACCCCTTCCGAGATTGTTCCTTCAGTACCGCAACGATCGCCCAGAACACGTCCGGTGGAGTGTCGAGCAGATCGTTGGGTGCGATGCTGGTGGCAACAGAGACCTGCGCCACCAGCATCGTCATGCTTTCTCTAAAGGGACGCGCGGCTCGTCGCCGGCTTCGATCGAGTCGATGTCGTCAAGCCATTCGTCGAATGGTTTCACGACAAGACCGGAAACGTGCGAGCCCTTCCAGGCTGCCCAGCAGAGCGCTTCATAGGAGGCGTCCTGGCCGAACAGTTGGGTCATCGGCTTGGCGAACTGACGCTCGGCAGCGACGATGACCTTGGGGGTGACGGGGATCTCATACGGCTCGCCCTGTGTAGGGACGACCCGAAGACGCATGAGAGCAGCCATGACTAAGCCGTCGCCTTCGCGATGGTTCCGTCGATTGGCCAGGTGATGGAGGCAGAGGCGAGTTCGCCGACCTGCGCATCGAGTGGCATCCATTCGGTGACAAGCGCCGAGAAGGTGTACGACGGGTTCGCTGTGCCGGCGGCGGTGCCGTTCGGCTTGACGACGACAGTGGCGGTGCTGCCGATTAATGGGTAGAGCGTGGTTTCGACCGAGCTAGCGGCGAAGTCTTGATTGAAGTCGATCGCTACTGAAGAGTCAGCGAGACCGGCGACGCGACGCACGGCAGTGTTGCCGAATGTCGTGGTCTCAATTTCTGCTCGAGTCGTTGAGAGTGTGACCTTGGTGATGTGACTTGAGAGGTCTACGCCGCCGACGGAAACATTTGCATTGGTGATGACGATGGCCATGACGGCTTAGTCCTCCTGGGTAGGTGTTGCTTTGTCGACCGGATTGGTCTTGGACTTGGTGCTTGCGAGATGACCGGCACCGATGAGGTGCTCGATGTCGCAACCTTCGAGGTCGTCATCGCTGACGATCTCGCCGGGTTCGTGGCCCACCACATTGAGTGGGCCGACGATCTTGTAGGTGTTCACGGGGACTCCTATGCGTGGACGGTGACGTTGAACTCACAAGTGAGATAAGCGGCATCACCGATTGAGAGAGGGCGTACGGCGACCATGTCGCCGACCTTGAGGGTGGAGCAGTTACCGCCGAGCGTCTTGTCGGCTTCGATCGCTGCTCGTATTGATTGACCGCCGGCGTAACTCATCCAGCCATCGAGCGTGATCTGTGCAGGTCGATCGCCCATGCGACCGGCAACGCAGCTGATGGTGAACTGCCATTCAGACAGTCCGCCAGCCATTGCGCGGTGATAGGTCACCGACTGCATCTGGATGACTGCCATCGGCGGGTTCACTTGCTCGGGCAGATGATCGGCGACTCGCAGACCAGAGACGGTTGCAAGCCTGACGCCGAGTGCAGTCTGAATCGAAGAGGCGGTGCCAGCCATTAGGCGACGACCGGATTGCGATACGGGCGCAACATGCGCTCCACGTCGGGGTCGATGGCACGCACGGTGATGGCACCGAGATCGCCGAAGCCAGCAACGCCGAGTAGTGAGTCGCCACGCTTGACAAGTCGACCAGCCAGGAGGATGCAGGCTGAGGTGACTGGCGAAGGTACTGATGGCCATCCCCACTTGGCGGTGACCTGCAGGTAGGCAGGGGCGGCAGTGGTCAGGAAGTAGATACCGATCGGGCGAATCATCGTGACCGGTGAGCCCTTGGCGAGACCGTTGACTGGCTCGAGCTGATACTGAGAAGCGGTGAGCGTTGTGGCGTAGGTGCCGTCGCCAGCCGAGTCGGTCTTGATGACCAAGCCGGTGGTGGTTGAGATGTCGTCAACCATGACGAGATCTTCGACCGGTGGAACATAGAGCCGAGCGGTTGCGTTGGCGTCGGCATAGAAGCGACGATCGCAGTGTTGGTCGATGACTCGCGAGGCTTCGGTGATGCGTGCCTCAAGCATGGTGTCGTCGACGTTGTCATTGATGCGCATCACGCTCTTGAGCTCAGCAAGCGTGCAGTAGCCGTTGGTGATGGCCATTAGATTCTCCAGACGCGGACATAGCCGCGGACGATTTCGTTAGCGCCATGCTCGGCAAGGAACCACGCAACCTCTGAGCCTTTGCCCTGGTCGTCTTGGTTGTCGTCGACTGCGACGATTGAGCCAGGGGCCAGCAGGTTGAGAGCTGCCATGAGTTCGCTGAGGTGATGAGCTGCTGCAGGCTGCGGGTTCTCGAAGTCGACATCGAAAGAGTCAAGGTAGAGAAAGTCGCAATGGCCGGTCAGTGTTGGGATCACATCGAGGGAGTCGCCGACGATTGCGGTCGTTGCTTGCAGTCCGAGTTCAGCGACAAGTTCGGCACCGAGTGGATTGATGTCGATGGTGGTGACGGTGCCGCCGAGGTCGGTGGCGAGTTGGTCCCAGACGATCGTTGACTGGCCGTCGCCTTCCCAGTTGCCTAGGTCTCTGACGGTGCCGGTCTCAACGATGCGACAGCCTTCGCCCAGCAGCTCGGCGATGGTGGCGAATGCTTCGTGCCGTTTGCCGAGCCGGTCCCAGGCGATCACTTCGCCATCAGTTCGTCGATCTCGGCGAGCACTGGCAGCCAGTATTTGTCGAAGACGATCTTGTTGTCGTAGGTCTCAGCGTGTGCTCGAGCAGCAGCCTTTCGGTCTGCGTCTCGGGCGGTGTCGTAGGCGTGCTCAAGTTCCTCGAGCACTGAATGCACCAGCGGTGTGGCGAACCATGAGGTCTGCAGTGCGTCCCAGTAGGGCTGCACGGAGACGAGGTAGCCGTGATCTTCGACAAGCTCAGGCTGAGCGGTGAAGTTGGACACGATCGAGGGCACGCCACAGGCGGCGGCTTCGATAACTGGAACGCCGAACCCTTCGCCACGAGAGGCAGCAAGGTTGACATCCATCGCACCCATCAGACCTGCCAGCACGAATGGCGGCAGACCTGCGTAGTAGGCCCACTGATCTGTCCAGACGATGCGGTTCTCAGGGATACCGCAAGCGCCTGCGAGTTGCACGAGATCCACGCCGCCTTGTGCGCCACGTTTCTCGGTGTGCATGTAGGCATAAACGTCGTCATGCTTTGCCATGAACTGGCCGAGCGCCAGCAGGTTCTCGCCCCATGCTTTGCGCATGGGTGCGATGCCCTTATTGGCAGCGACGATCCCGACCACGAATGCGTCGTCGGGGATCTTGAGAAGTTGACGACCTGTCGCACCGTCAACGGTTGCGCCTGGTCGGAAGACTTTGGTGTCGACGCCGTGTGGAATGTAGCGATGGTCGACGCCGGCAGCCTCGAGCATTCGTGCGCCGTAGTTCGCCATAGCGATCGGCAGCACATTGTCTCGGCGGCACCATTCGAGAACGTCCGGCGGTGCGGGCGTGTGATCGATTGGCACCCATGAGGCAATGACCTTGATGTCGTCGAGCTTGGCGCCTTTGAACACCCAAGTGTCGAAGAGTGTGATCAGAGCGGTGGGTCGACCGGTTTGCTCTTGGCTGTATTTGAGATGCGCGTCGAGCACGTCTGCTGAGTAGGGGTGGAAGCCGGTCGGGAGGACTTCAATGCCTTCCCATTCGGTGATGAAGCCCTGGGTGCCGTAGTTGTTGGAGAGGGTGATGGGTCGGCCGGTGGCTTTGATTTGGCGCGCGACTTGCGCGGTTTGGACGCCGTAGCCGGTGCCTGCTCCTGCGAAGTTTGAGTGCCAGCAGATTCCTGCACGGGTGTCGCCACCGACGCTTCGACCAGGTACTGCGCCAGGTACGGAGGTAACTCGACCTCTGTGTTGCGGATTACCACCCACATGTGAATTGCTCCGTCTCTTGCCCATGATGCTCCTCGCCCGAATGCCGTGTGTGCTGTCTGGTTGGCCGGTGGTGGCTCGCACGGGCAACGAACCACCACCAACCAGACAAAGCCCGTAAAAGGTGAGGCGTCCGATCAGGACGCGCCACCCTTGTAAAACTTCACTGCGTTGGAATCGACGACCGCGCCGTCTCCACGCCATGTGACGCGGAAGGTGATGAGGTCATTGACGAAGCCGACGCTGTCATCGCGTGCGAAGTCGATGCCACGGACCTGGCGGACGTAGTACGCCGATGCCATGTCGCCGAAGATGACCGACTTTGCGCCAGTTGCCGTAGCGACGACGTCTGGGTTTTCCAGAACGGCGTAGCCGAGCAGCTGATCAGGGGCATTGTCTTGGAACGACGGCTGCCAGATGTAGCTTCCGTTGCCGTCCTTGATCTTGCGAACTGCAGCGACGGTGCTTGCGTTCATTTGGAACGAAGCGCCACGACGGCGGTAAGGAGATCCAACCGAGTAGACGAGGTCTACAAGGTTCTCGTAGGTCGGAACGCCAGCGACGCCAGTGCCACCGGTGACGGCTGAGCCGGCTCCGTTGACGATGCCGTTGGGCTGTGTGGTTCCGGTGCCGACGGTGAGACCAGCGTTGACCGCTGTGCCCATGCCGACTGCAGCCTGGCGGGCGACGAAGTCGAGCAAGTTGATGCCTGAATCTTCGACAACCTCACGGCTGAGCTGGAACGTGGCGGCGTACTTGAATGCACCAAGGGTGACGAACGCTGCGAAGGTCGGGTCAGATTCCGTGATCGCTGTGCCTTCACCGATGATTGCTGGGGCGGTGTAGGTGGCGGTGCGTGGGATCTGAAGGGACTCGCCACTGTTCGTGGTGAGCATCGTGATGACGTTGCCGTCAAGCATCGGGCCTTGAATGACGAGCTGCTCAACGAGCTGGTCGTAGAACGAGGTCGGCACTGGTGCGCCGGTGCTGGACTTGGTGACATCACGCTTGTCGAACGAGAACGAACGACGCTCGCCAAGGGCGATTTCACGAATGATGTCGCTGTCGTTCTTCTCGGCAGGGGCAGCGGTGCGAACACCGAAGTCAGCCGGGACGCCGAGAGCGGCGCGTGATTCGTCGATTGCACGCTCGCGTGCTTCGATGTCGATGATGTTCTTGCGACGGGCATCGAGTGCATCGATGTCGTCGTTCATGCGGGTGAACTGTTCGGCTTCTTCACCGGACAGGTCGCGGTTCTCGGACGCTGCGTGATCGAGAAGAGACTTAGCTTCTTCCCAGGTACGCGCGCGCTGTTCCGAGAGGCGAGTGACGAGTTCGTCAGTCATGGTTGCCTCCGTGGCGGTTGGGTTGGGTTAGTAAGTGCAGGTGGTGGTCGATCGGTGGTTGCGCATGGGGGGCGCTCCGGGCGATGGCTCCGAGCTGCAGATTCGATGCTCAGCGCTTGGCGTTGAGCTCGAGCATGCGACGAGCAAGATCGACTGGCAGACCGTCTTCGGTTGCGTCGACTGGCTCGGCGATTTCTTCGGTGCTGCGAACTTGCGCACCTTCTGTGGCGGGGTAGGCGGGGAAGCCGGTCACCACTGAGACTTCGTGCAAGATGATCTCCCGCAGTTCACGCGAGCTGCCATCCTCAGACCATGAGTCGCCGCCACGGGGCACCGAGAAGCCGAAGCTCATCGAGTGCACGTCGCCGCGCTGCATGAGGATTGAGAGGTCGCGACCGTAGGTGGTGTCGGGCAGTTCGGCTTCGACGTACAGACCACGATCATCTTCGCTGAGCGACAACGTCGCTGAGCGTGTGCTTGCCAACACCTGGTCGGTGTTGTGATTCAAGAACATGCGCTTCTCGCTGTCTGATTTCAGCGAGCGACGAAACGCACCAGGGGCGATGGTCTCGATGAAGGGCAGCGGCTCAGATGGGGAGTTGAACACTGCGGCGTAACCAGCGAAACGCATCGGCATCTCGGTGTCGGCTTCTACAGCTCGAAGCTGCAGGCCGTCGACCTCAACGGTGCGGAACTCGACATCGCGACCGCCGATGCGGCGGTTCTCGATCTCGACGGCGGTGTAGCGAACAGGGGTTTGTTCGGGCATGGTTTCATCCAGTTGCTCAGAGACAGGCCCCTGCGCCGTGTCTTGGTTCAGCTCTTCGGTCATTGCGATCTCCATCATCGGATCGGTGGCTCAGCGTCTGTGCCGACTGGCGGTTGCGCTTCGCTTGTGCCTGCGACGATTGCGCCTGGCAGGACCATGACGAACTCGTCGCCGCCTGGGTAGGGCTCTTGGCCTTCACGCTCACGCGCTTCGTTCGGCGTCAAGATGCCCGACATGATTGCGCTCTGATAGGCACGGATTCGTTCGGTCGTGTTGGCACGAAGGAACGCTGAGGTGTCGAACTTGATCTCGCGAGGTGCAACCATCAGACCGCTCAGCGCGCGCTCAATGCGCACAAGCCACGGCAGCAACGTGTAGGTGACAAAGTGCATGCCGGCGGATTCGTTGTTCTGGTATGTCTGTGAGTCGCCGCGTGCGCCGATCATGTAGTTCGGCACACGGAAGATGCGCGCGATGTCGTTGATCGTCTGCTCACGAGATTCGGCGAGTTCCATGTCCTGGGCCGAAGCGGTGATTGGCTTCCACTTCATGCCGTTAGTGAGAACGGCTGGGCGACGCTTACGGCGGTGTGAGGTTTCCCACGTTGCCTGCAGAACCTTCGCCTGGTCGGTGGTCATGTCGCCGTCAACCTCGAGCACCGACGAAGGCGTTGCGCCTTCGGAGTACCACTGATTCACAAAGCGTGCCTGAGCAAGTGCGAGGCCGATGGTGTTGCGCTGCATCTCGATCGGTGACAGACCGACTGCAGATTGCGGCGGCGTCCACCAGCGCAAGTGCAGCATGTTGTTCAGATCAATGACGATGCCGTTCGTCGTGTAGTAACGCTGGCGGTTGACGATGTTCACCTGCACGTTTGTGGGGTGCAGCGGTGTCAGCATGATCGGGGCGTTTGTGTTCACGTCTCGGTCGACGTAGATGTAGGCGTTGCCGTGCAGGGCAAGCGAGGTCACGATCATGTGAATGAGTTCGTACTGCGTGTGCTCGGTCGAGCTGTCGATCCACTTAGGGATCTGCACTGGCTCGGTGCGATCGCCAACGTGGCGGATGCCACGCATAGGCAGCGATGCGACAGAGTCGGCGATCAGCGACACACACGCCATGAGGGCAGTGACCTCGAGGGCGGTGGACTCGGTGATTGATTCGCCTGACCAGTTGGTCGTCGGCAGCCACACAGAGGTGCGCACGGGGTCAGGGTTCAGCGCGCGTTTTGCAAAGAGACTCATCGGTTAGCCACCAGGAATGAAGCGCAGATCGCCAGCACGCCGGCGGCGATCAATGCGGCAGGGATTGAAAGCATCGCGACACCAGCCACGATGAGTGCAGCGCCGATGAGCTCGACGATGGTGGTGAGTAGTTCACTCATCAGTCAGGCTCCAAGGGTCGACGATCTGCGGGGTTCCCTGCGGACGCAGCTCGGGCGCAACGTGCGCCTGCAGTGCAAGAGTTGCGGCGACTAGTGGTGATACGTCGACGCTGTTATCGCGTCGATGCCATGCCCACGCATCGCCGAGGTTTCGTTTCTTTGATCCAGCGACCGCAGCGTTCAGCGGCACCTGGTCAATGTGGCGCAAGCGCCCTTGAGTTGCGAGGTCGTAGAACTTGCCACAGCCGGCAACCATCTGCCGTGTGCCAACTTCGACGATCTGCAAGCCAAGGTTGCGAAGATCAGACACCAGCGAGTTCGCACCCGATACCGGGTCGATCACGATGGTTCGATAGGTGCGCACACGATCTTCGGCGGCGAACCAGTCCAGCACCCATGAGGTGCCTGGTCGGTTGCCGATCACTTCGACATGGGCTGCGCCATCTGAGCGAGTGCCAGCGGCGCACAGTGAAGCCATCGATCGTGATGGTGTGACATCGAGAGCGATGGTCGGCTGGTCAGCGATTGCGCTCGATGTGTCGGCGCAGGCTTTCCAGTCTTCTTCGCTGATGACCTGCCACGGTGCAGCAGCTGCTCGATCTTGGCGTTGGTTCAGATACGCGCGCCGGAACTCAGGTTCACGCATCGATTCAAAGTCAGACCGAATGGCTTCGATCGGCACGGTGATCCCAAGCGCCGGCATGCAAGCACGCCAGGTGTCAGGGCTACCGATCTCGGCGTCATCTGGTGCTGACCATTCAAAGAAAGCGACCGACGAAGTCTGACCAGATAGGGCACGGATTCGGCCGTCGTCAATCTTCTCGTTTAGGTAGAGCGAGTCTTCGGTGCCAGCGGTGGACACGATCCACAGTTGTGGCTGTGGACGAGTCACCATTGCCGGCTTCATTGCTTGCTCAAGGCGGTCGTCGGTGTAACTGAACGCTTCGTCGAGCACGCCGAGATCGGCTTGTGCGCCGTGGCCAGAACTTTCGGTGGTGGCCAGCAGCGACCACAGTGAGCCGTTCTCCCAGCGAATTGCTTCGCTGCCGTTGGTGCGTCGAACTTCGATGAGTTTGCCGAGCGCTGAGCGCTGCAAAGCGGGGACGTGTTCGTCTTCCCATTTGAGCCGAGCGTCTTTGCCAGTTTGTGCGGTGTAGAACACGCGCTGCCTGTTGCCCATTGCGAGGCAGCGGTGAGTCATCGCCGCCAGCATCAGCGTCGTCTTGCCCGACTGGCGAGGAACGGTGAGCCGAACTTCTCGATAGGCAAGTCGGCCAGTGTCTTCGTCGAGTTCGTAGGCGATGTCGGCAACGTGTCGCTGCCAAGGCATCAGAGGTGTGCCGAGAAGCTCAGCGATCTGCGCGACTTTCCCACCGAGCGTTGGGCGGTCGGTTCGTGGTGTCGACCATCGGGGCGGACAGTTCAGCAAGGAACTTGGTGAGATCGTCATCGGTGTCGCCATTGCCGCGACCTTCCAGTTCTGACAGCGTTGCCCGTAGTTCACGCGAGATGGCAGCTGTCGCCATCCCTGCATCGCCGTCAAGCGCTTTTGCGAGAGTCACTGCAAGGCGACCTCGAGCGTCATTGACGACACTGATCTCGAGGTGGCGCAACGTGGTGCGCACAGCCTTCTCATTTGGGCCTTGTGTGGCCATGTTGCTCCGATCAGATCGGCAGCGAAGCGATCCACTCATTGAGATCGGCGAACGCTGTCGCACATTTGCGCCAGCGTTGAGAGGTGACGGTGATGTAGCGGCCGCTGCCGTAGACCTCGACGCCGCCGGCCTTGCGACCTTTGTCGATGTCGGCAAGTCCCCACACATGCAAGCCATCGCCGCTCGGCGAAACTTCCATGTAGGTGTCGGGCATGCCGGCGATGATGTCTTGCGCCCAGGGCAGAAGTCGACCACGACCGTCAAGGCAGTGATCGATGTCAACACACGCGATGCGGTCGGCGTTAGTGAGAACAAAGCCGACGCCAGCGCCAACCGTTGAGGATGTTGCAGTGTGAAAGTCGCACCAGGTCGAAGGGTTTGTCGAGCTGGCGTTGTCACCATTTATGGTGAGCGGCACCTTCGTCGGCGAGTAGCGCACCCATCGATCGATGAGGCGCAGCTGCTCGGCTGGGAGCGCTCGATGCGCAGCGACTCGGCAGCGGCTTGAGCAGTAGCGAGTGTCGCCACGACGGATGACAGGCAACGAGCTCAAGCAGTGGGCGCAGGTCATGGGCGAAGTGTAGCCCGTAACGGGTAACGGCTGCACGCTATTGACTTGGCACTTTGCGAGCGTTCTGCGATTCTCGCAGAAACTCCGCACAGGTTGGCGCAGGACGATCGACCAGTTCTTGAGACAATTCGCAGCTCAAACTGTTAGCACTGAGGCGCTCCTGAGCGCTTCTAGGCTGCTCTCAAAGTCCCCCGCATTGCTCGTGGGAGGGATGGGCTGG